ACTACTTTCCTTTAGCCTTGTAGTATTCCGCTAGAAATTCTTCTTCCCAAGAATACTTTCCATAACGAGCAGTATAAGAACGCTTAGCTATAATAGCCTTACGCTCCTTTCTGCGCTGCTTCTTGCTCTTAGCCATAGTGGCTCCTTTCTACTTGAGCGTGCCCTAGGGGGGCATTGAACCCCTACGCTCTTGCCCTAGGGCTGTGTGCCGTTATACTTGATAACAGCAACGGGCAGGCTTCGTAAGTCTGGTGATAGACTCACTTAGCCTGCCCGTGTGATGAGCAGTAGCCGAATTACTCGGCTGACTCGTCGTCCTTGAGGTTCTTTAGACCCCAAATGCCTTGTGAGCCACGACTACGGTTGATGCCTAGTTCTTTGAACCAGTCATCTAGGGTCATGAACAACACTGCATCGTTCGGTTCCAACCAGCAGGCGCCGTTCTTAGCGTCTTCTGGGTTGACGTTGACGTAGTCGTTCTCTTCCAAGAACTTCAACAACAACTTAGCGTTGCCCCCTGTAGCCTTGTGCATTGCTTTACCTGCTACATAGAGCGTAGCTAGTTCTTGCGCCGCACTTGGCACAGTGTAGACGGTACCGTTGACTTCTAGAGTTGCCTCTAGTCGTGGTCCTAAGTCAGCGAGAAGAATCTCGCGAATCTCAGGATGACGCTTAATAGCGTCAGCAACGGTTGATGATGTAAAGAAACCCAATAGGGTAGCCACATCATCGGTTGTAGTTGAATCAGCAACTACTACTGTTTGCGATGTTGTAGTGTCCATCGCTATCACTCTCCTTGAGTAATAAGGTTGCCTAACTAACGGTTGTTAGTTAGGTTGTTGCCCCGTATGTCTAAACAACACGACATACGCTAGACACTAGGGAGAGATTAGCCCTAATGCCTAGGGTATGTCGTGGCGTTAGGCGTGGAGATAAACCACATAGAAGCGTTAGCCCTAGTCTTTATCTAGCAATTACTAGACACTAGGGCTAACGCCTAAGCGTGTATCTAGGCAACCCTTACACGATTACGCCTAGATACTAGGGACATACCTAACGCTTGATTAGCCGTTAGGCGTGATAGTTATAGTATGCCATAACCAATTCTACTAGCCCTAACGCAAAGTTCTAGGAGAGTCGCCAGGTAGAAAACACGGTTGAGCCCTTCTAGCTAGGGCAGTAGCCTAAACGAGTTCGCCATTTAGCCACATTTTGTCTGATTTGGCGAGGTTGCAATGTGCATGAGTTGGTTTTACGTTATCTATGATGTCACAGCCCTTCTTTGCTATTGGTATTACATGGTCTAGGTGTAATCCTATGGAGCTTCTTCTTGGTGCTTCTAAGTCTATCTCTTCGTTGCAAAGATAGCAAATGGTGCCCCAACGCTCTAGTATCATCTCTGTAGTGTAGTGCTCCCAACCCCATCTACGTTTATCGCGTTTGGAGATGGTTTCGTCACGTAGCCTGTAGTTTATTTTAGGTAAGTCGTGCTTCTTAAGGAAGCGCCTACGTCTAGAGATTTTATTTATTATATTTCCACGGTAATCCGGATGTTCTGGATTTCTTTTGTCACGCCAATACTGCACTTCTGCTGTGTGACATAGCTCACATTCATCCTTAGGACGCCCCTGCACCCTAACATGAAGACGATAACCGGCCCTAGTTCCACATGGCGGTGTCGGTCTAGGCATAGAATGCCCCTGTAAGCCCTTGTGAGGCCCGTAGAGAGTGTTTCATTGATAGGAGATAAAACTGCTCAATTAACTTCATACGGCTAATCTATAACCTAGTTAAGAGCTTGTCAAGTGTTTTTTAAGATTTTTTCTTACGATATTGAGCCAGACTGATTACATCAGCTAATTTAGGCTCAGGAACAGGCTCAGGTTCCCTTTTTACCTCTTCAATTTCACCCTGGTCATTGAATTTAAGTCTACCCCACCTAATATCTAACACATGTCTGTGGTCCATAGGTTCATATTGATGAAATGGACAAGAACTGTCGTGTAGACCTGCATGAGACCAGGTGTCTTTGCTTTTATTATAGGTTATAGATTGCCCACATTTCCCGGGGCAAGACATGTCCTGTGTATAAGGATTCATAATGGCAGGGGCGTTTTAAGGATTACCTAGGGCTTTTGTAGTTCTTTAGGATTTTAGGGTTTAGGCTAGCAGTTCTAGCAACAGCATTCTTCTGCTCGTGGTACCTCTTAGCTTGACGACGCTGAGCAACTACAGCAGTAACTAATCCAGCACCAACACCAATAGCTGCACCAACTGCAGGGGCGCCATTAGGGTGGGCATTAGTTAGGTCAAAGAAAGGTTGGATTGTACCAGTAGGGTCAACTCTAGGCTCTCCAACACCTTTACCAGCACCTCCCGCAAAAAGTCCTGTAGCTCCCAGTACTGCTGGGTGAGCCATTAGGCGGGTCTTAAAATCACTTGCAGAAGCGGTAATTGGTTTCTTAGCCATAATCAATCCTTCGTTATATCTATATTTTGACATACTATACCACACATTTAGGTATAAACTAAATACAGACTTAAGATTAAGGATAAACCATGGCAGGACGCGACAGAAGCGCAGCAACAGACCTTTACTCCCCAGTAGCAACTGGTGGAATGATTAACGCAACTAGAGACTACTACTCTGGTATCAAAAAAGACAACGGTAAGCCAGCATACAGCCCAGGAGCAGTCTACCGTATGCAAACAGACACTAGACTAATGCAAGGCCACAAGGACTACGTACACAGTGGAACTGGTCGTTTCCTAGTAGAGTCTGGACACGTCAGTGCATCTGCTGAAGCTGAAAAGCGCCAAAGACGTAACCCACGTGCCAAACTATCAAGGCTAGAGTCACAAGCACCACTAACTCCAGGTGTAAAAGGTAGAGACCAAGCCCTTGCAGCTATGGACCCAGCAGCTCGTTCAATCGCTGAAGGCAAGACTATGGTTCGCCAGTCAAATCAGCGTAGAGGCGTCCCAAGCAACACCAACCTTTACCCAGAAGCTAAAGCAGCAGGAAGCGTAAAGAAGACTCGTAACATCAGAGGACCAATCCGCTAAAAATAGCCGGGGCCGAAAAAGTGCCTCCCGTCGTTGAACAAGGATAGCTATGGCTAGAGATGCAGCCTACTGGGCTCGTAAAGAACATTATGAACGTACAGGTTCATGGCCAGAAACTCCTAATCAGCGTAAAGTACGTGAGGCCAAAGAACGTGATGTAGCAGAGAATGGTCCTACAGAACAAGCTCACCCTGCCGCATCCCAGCAGCTGTCTAATGCGCCTAAAGTTGAATCAACTCAAGAACCAAGAGAAGACTTTGTATCTAAGGTAGTTAAAGAGTGGTGGGATGCCCACCCACATCTAAAATAATAAAAGGAAATAATGGCTAAGGCAAAATTTAACCCCCCTGCAGAAGGGTGGATTCCTGACTCACCAGAAAATCAACTGCCTGGGTTTGATGAAAACAAACATCGTGGAGCACATATTATAAAAGGCATGTTAGATGCGGATGTTCGACGTAATGCCCCATTTCCTTCTCAATTAAAGCATGTGCTAGGTGACCAAAGCCACTTTAAACACAACGCTGCAGTAGAAGGCGTTGGTAATGCTGGTTTAAGTTTATACCGTGGAAACTCAACTAGCGGAGTTTTTAATGGTTTGGGCAACCACTCTCCTGACCCAGATAACCAAACCCTTTCAGATAGAGTATCGTCTGTAGGTAATGCAGTATTGTCTGGTAGACAGCACTTAGACGCTCTTAAAAAGCTATCAAACCAACCTGGTGAGCTTGCTGCACGCACTGCAGCAGAATTTAAGCCTGGAGGCATACTACATCAAGCGGATACCTTTTTTACTAATCAAAGCAAAAAAACAGCTTTATTAATGAAGCTAACTGAGGACTACGTCCCACAAAGACTAACTTACGTACGTAATCCTGACCCAGAAATGCAGGATGATGGTGAGCCAGAAACAGGCAGTTATAGATATAAGTAAAGCTTGACAAGTAGTCATTAAGTATATAATATAAATATAGATACGCCAATTGGGTATCATAAATAACAATCTACGTCTAAGGAGTAGAAATGCATATACAACCATATTCAAATGACCCATGGGATAAACACAAGAAGAATCCCTATGAACCTTGGGGTCCTAAAATCCATGAGGATAGCTACAAGAAGTGGCAAACAGAAACTAAAAAGGTAGCTACTATTGCTGACCTGTTTCCCCGTCTAGACCGCCTATCTATTGGCTGGTCTCCACTTCTTGACCAACTCAAAGAAATCACTAACAATAAACCTACTTATCCTCCATATGACATTGTTCAATTGGATGATGAGACTAACCTACTCAATGTAGCTGTTGCTGGGTTTAGTAAAAAAGAAATTACTATTACTGTTAAAGATTCTACTATTACTATTCAAGGTAACAAGGAGAGTAAGGCTAAGGGAGAAATACTATATCAAGGTATTGCTACTAGAGACTTTACTTTATCTCTTGCTATTGCTGAATACTGGGTAGTAGCTGGTGCTGAACTAGACAACGGTATGTTAGTAATTACTTTTAATAAAGAACTACCAGAAGAAAAGAAGCCTAAGGTAATTGACATTAAGTAATTTTGGTGTATACTAATTACATAAATACCTGGGTACGCAGGAAACGGTACCCAGGTTGTTAGGGCTAGAAATGGTGTCGATTGCAGAACAAAGCCTCCAGTAGGAATCTGTAAGACCACAGTTCGATTCTGTGCTGGTCCACGGATAGATGACGCACACTATGGAGTCACCCAGAGCACTGGGCAACAGTAGCCCTCCAATGCCTATCGCTATCAAGTAACGCACTAAGGCAGTTTATTGCAGGGAAGACCCAGCGATAACTTCGAAGAACTGTTTGAAATGTGTTACGCTTTGGTTCTAAGTGTTACGGTAGCACAGCGGTCTCCAACACCGTTAGCCTAGGTTCGACGCCTAGAGAATCAGCGTAGGCTTGTCAGTGCCTAATGCTTAGCAGAAAAACTGGTATAGCTCGTCAGCCTTTGCTGAAGGAGTATCGGAATAACCTTCGGGCGATTCCAGCAATAGTCACCCTTCTTCATCACAAACGATTAAGGGGCTATAGGACTGTGCTACTTGACTACCATGGATAAAGTAGCGAGAGGTGCTCCGTATGGAGTTGCCGAGGCGCGATTCCTCGCAGTCCACTGGTGTGTTTCGCCATCGCAAGAAAACGTAGACCGCCCGCCAGAGCGCATCTGGCACTATGACCTTTAGCTCAATGGCAGAGCAGAGAGCTGTTAACTCTAAGGTTCCTGGTTCGAGTCCAGGAAGGTCAGCTCAACAACAGATAGGAAAACAACATGGCAAAACCAAAAGGTGCACGTAACGACAGTCGTCCAAATGGTAAGGCTTCTAAGAAGCACCCTAAGATTTGGGACCCGACTAAGCGCAAGTTAGTTAAGGCTTAACCATGCCTACTTATCAGTACACTTGTGAAACCTGTGAGCAAACTGTAAGTCAGGTAGTTGCTATCTCTGAAGAAAGTAAAACACCAAAATGCTTAAAGTGCAATAAAGATATGACCCGTATCTTCTCTGCACCATCACTTACCTTCAAAGGCTCTGGATGGGGGTCTGACAGGTGATTCCAGAAACTATTCTTATCGGTACTCAAATATGGACTGTAGTAGAGCACACCTCTAAAGAAGATGGAATGCTTTATGAAGACAACTATGGCTATACACTAGAACGTCGTAATATGATTGTTCTTGATAAAGACGCTTCAGATACTCGTAAGAAACAAGTACTTATGCATGAGATTCTCCATGCTATTCGTTTTACTTTCTTTACTGGAAGTAAAATGAGTACTAAGCTAAACTTTGAGGACACAGAACATTACTTCATTGGAATGTACGAAGAAACTCTTTTAATGACGTTTAAAGACAATCCTGAGCTTTTAGACTACTTACTTAGTTAGCAGTTGCCCAACACAAACATCTATGCTAGGGTGTTTATATAACTTAATAGAGAATGTCACTTCGACAATAAACGACCCCAGTGCTAACTACCCAGGAAAGGTAAGGTCGCCAAATGAAAAAGTACGTATTAATAGCCAGCGTAATTTTAACATTAGCTGGTTGTTCTGCATCTGCAGTAATCGCAGATTCACAGAACGCATTAGTAACACCTAGTACCACCGTAAAAGAAACAACTGTTAAAGTAAAAACATTTAGTACTCAGACTCTGATTAAAGAAGCTAAAACTAAACGTAATACTGCTCAGATGAAAAAAGTAATTAAATACCTGAAGACTCGTGTAGGAAGAACTTCTTACGTGTTTTCTGGCTCTAGTCCCCGTGGATGGGACTGTTCAGGTATGGTCCGTTGGACCTATGAACGATTCGGTTTAGAACTACCACATTCCGCAAATAAGCAAGGCCATGTAGGCACGAGAGTGTCGAAGCCTAAACTCGGAGATATCGTTGTATTTGCATACAAAGGTTACACCTCCTTCTATCATGCCGCAATATACATCGGCAACGGAAAAATTGTACACGCTAATCAAGCACGTGGAACAACTGTTATAGAACGCCTGTCTAACTACAAAAATAGTCAGATTAGGTTTGTAAGAGTTATCCCTACTTTATAGGAAATGAGCCCCGCTGGTTTACACTGGCGGGGCTCTTAACTTCTGTCATAATGTTTATATTAAAGATTAATGGAGTTAAACTATGTGTGCAGGTTGTAAAAGCTATAAGCAAGAATTTTACTATAATCCAGAGAGTGAAAATAAAAGCGGCTCAATGGGTGATAAAGGTATTGCTATTAAAGACAACCCTAAATATGACGGAACTAGCGACCAAGACCAAAAGTTTGAAGGCATGTCTCCAAATAAATCTTCAGGTGCAAAAGAAGTTGAATACACAGGCAGACAGTAATGCCAGCTCAACGTAAGTTAACAGAACGCACAAAGGGCATGTATGCAGGACAAGCTACAGACCTTGGTCAATATGATGACTCTAATCTAGAATTGGCTAGCGGTCTTGGCCCATACGCTGTTCCAGGCTCAACTAGAGGAGAACCTACTGGTGCTACTTTTGCTTTTTATCAGTGGCCGTACTCTGTATCCGGTCAACTTAACGTAAGCCCAGCATCACTAGAGCCAGGCTCAAATTTAGGTGCAGTAAAAAATCTAAGTGGAGTACAGCAAAAATCAATGCAACTAGCTAAAGATGCTGGGCTAGACACTAGAGTTACTGGTAATCCTTCTGGATTAAATGGTATGCCAAGTAATTAACAAACTTTTTTTGTATCCTTATATAGAAAACACAATCCCCTTACTAATTTCAGCACAATCTGTAGAATCTTAATATTAGTTAGAGGTCATAAATGAAACTTTTCTTCATTATATTTAAAAGAACTATTGCTCTTGTAATTCTAAAGGTCAGCGGTGTGCTAGCCGCTGGTTCAGTCTTTGGTGCCCAGCTATGGCAGTCCGCTTCAATTGCAGCTTTTGTTGGAATTATGGAAGTAGCAGAGTCTTTGGCTCGTGCATACGTTGTTGATGGACAACTGGACAAAGACGAAATTAACGTAGCGTTTGCTAGTTCAGCTGAAGCAGCTTTAGCAGAATCTAAAAAAGACAAGTAATGAGTAGCCTGCGTAAATACGCAGCACTATTCGGGGTATTATTTGTCGCTTTCTTCCCTTTACTATTTGTATCGCCAGCGTATGCCCAAACTTTAGAAGAAGCCAAAGCCGCCCTTGTTTCAGGTAGGCAAGAGGTAGTTAATGCTACCCTAAATAGGGAACTAGCAGACCAAACAGTAGCCAACAACTTGACTGAGCTAAACTCTGCTACTACAAACGCAGAGACCGCACAGAGCAACTACGATACAAACCTAGTGCCAGACCCTACTTGGGTTCACCCTACCCACGAGGTTGAGTACACACGTCTGGTTCCTAAAACTGAATTAGTACTAAAGACCGTACGCGTACCTACAACTACAATTGTTGAGCACACTACGACTACTTTAGTTCCAGGTGGGTTGACTGCTACATCATATAATCGCCAGGGGTACAACAATGCTCCCCCACTTCCAACGGTAAACGAAACTCCACTAAATACCCAGAATGTTCCAAACATTAACTTCCAGTGGGGTGGCGGACAAGTACTGAACTCTGGTAAGTCAGAGGACGTTCTTGTAGCATTTGAGGGAAACATTATGGTGCCAACTGATGGTTGGTACAGCTTCTATGCTCCAGGGGATGACGGGGTCAAGCTGACTATTGCTGGCATGAATCTTATCAATGACTGGTACGACAAAGGCGGCGGCGGGACAACTTCTGAGCCTATGTGGATTAGAGCTGGCATTCTTTACCCAACCACCTTGTATTACTACGAAAATGGTGGTGGAGCAAATGTTTGGCTTTATTACTCAACCGCTGATACTGGAGCTACTATTGTTCCTCCAAGTTGGTTTGGAGAGCGTACCGTAACAGAGACTACCTATGAAGAAGTTACTACCTGGGAAGATGTCAGCACTTGGGAAGAAGTAACTACTTGGTTTTACGAAACTTACTTTGTTACAGAACTAATTCCTGGTGCTGTAGCTCCTTTAGTAAAAGATGAAGTTCTTTTAGCCATTTTGCTGGATAAAGTCTCTGTAAAAAATATTGCACAACAAAAGTATGACGAAGCAGTAGCCCTACAGGCAGTAGCCATTGCTAGGGAGCTAGCAGCAAATAACGCAATAGCTGGTCTAGAACAAGACGTTATTGATGCAACGCCTATAGTTGTTCCTCCAGTAGACCCACCTATTGACCCTCCCGTAGAGCCTGAACCTGAGCCAGAGCCACCAGTTGTTCCTGAGCCAGTAGAACCTGAAGTTCCTAGTATTACTGAAGTTGACCCTTCTACTATTGACCCTTCTGAGTTAACTACTGAGGAAGTAGCTGAGCTTAAGGCAGTAGCTTACGAAACCTTTGAAACAGCGGAGCCTGGGTCTGAGGAATACCAAGAAGCTCTTGAGCAACTTATGGTTGCTGCACAAGCAGACGATATTGTTGTAGATGAAGCATTAGCGGCAATTCCACTTATTGGAAACCTTGCTGTTGGTTTAACAGACGCATTTAACTTTGCGGGTAACATCGGTGCTGACATGTCGCCTAAAGTGCGTGAGATGGCAGAGAAACAAGTACTCGTGTCTGTAGTTGCTGTTGGTGCAGCAGTACAGGCAGCCGCAGGAGCAGCCACTAGTGCAGCAGCC